TAATATCATAGTTTTGTGCAAAGTCAAATCTTGTTTGTTGAGCAGCTGAATCAATATAAATATAATCTATATCCCATTTTTCTATCATCTTTCGTATTTCTATAGCGTGCTGCTCTGTTGTTCTTTCGCTATCTAAGTACTCATCTAATACATAATACTTTCGTGAATCCCAGTCGTACCCAATAACGCATAATGCTGTGGGGTCTTTATAACCAACATCGAGCCCTGCAAAAACATCCATACGACTGGTATCCAATTCTGCTAAATCTGCTACACACTCCTCGTGATTGAAAGTCCAAACTTGACCTTCAAAGACATTAAAGTCTGCCATGTACTCCTGATTAAATTCTGCTTCAGACATAGTTTTCTTTGCTTCAGCAATATCTTCTTCAGATAGTCTTGGATTCTCATGGTAAGTAGCTTTTACACTTGCCCATTGTGGGTACTCATCAGAAAAGCCTCTATACCAAAACTCTGCAAACCAGTTATTTCTACCACGAGGAGTAGATATAAATAGTGCTTTTGAGTTTTCTTTATCTAGAGTAGGACGAAGTGCGACATTGAACGCATCTTTACCATCTACAAGTGCTGCCTCATCAAATATAATTAAATCATAGCTTCTACCAACAACAGAGTCTACCTGATTGATTGACCCCATACGAATAGTAGAATGATTACTTAGTTCAATAACTTTATCTTTTGCATTATCTCTTAGAACTTCTAAATCAAAGTGCTTAATTAATTGTCTTTGTAAATCAAATGAAATTTGAGATAATGAGTAGTTAGGAGACATAAGTAAAACATTACAGTTTGGTACTAAAGTGACTAACTGACCTATAATATTTGCAATGTAAGTTTTGCCCTGTCTTCGAGACACAGCTGCACATACAAAACGATATTTAGGGTTATTAATTGCATTGATAATTGCATGTTGTGAAGTGTTAGGTGTGATACCTAATAATTCAAGATACCCTTCCATAGGTAACTTGATAAATCTTGATTGCTCTTGAAAAGCCATCAAGCCCTCGGATACTATATCTTTTCTACTAAGTTCTATCAATGTATAATCTCGTCAGTAAAAAAATTATCTATTGTATCCTCGTCCAAGAGACCATGCTCTTGTGCCTTGTGGTATAAGTATAAATATGAAGCTGCAAGTTGTTTAAACTTTTCCTCTGCTTGTGATAGTTCTCTAAATTCTTCCTTCTTTATGAAAGTGCTTAAAAATTTTGTAGCATGTACTACTCCTTCATCTAACCAAAGTTTTTGTCCGCTTACTTTATGCATTATCTTCTCCTTCTTCGAGTTGTTTTTCTTCTTCTAATACCTTTAACATGCTTCTGGGATCTTGGTGGTCGCTTTTTGCTACCACCTTTTCCTGCCCAAAAGACTTTATTCGCCCACCAAGCTGCTGAAGATTTTCCCTTAGCAATATTTTTACGATGTCTTGCTTTGAAACTTCTTCTAGCTTCTGGACTATAATTATGACCCATGCCTTGCGCTCCGAATCTAATTATCTTTATTTTACCACCAACTCTTACAGCAACAACTGCTTTTTTGGTTTTGTGGTTAGGAGTTCTTTTTGGTTTGTTTAAACCACTAAGACCCGCTCTTTTTAACCTAGCTTTCTCTGCTGCTGTAAGTGCCATTATCTTCTTCTTCGTCTGCCAGGGAATCTTGGTCTAGGTGGATTTTTTGTTTTACCAAACCTAGGGCCAATTCCTTTTGGTGCCGATGAATATCTAAACGCTTCTATACCATTAGGGTTTTTAGTATTAACCAAAGCTCCTGCGGCTGCGTTCATATCTCTTGTAACTCCTATTTTGAGTCTGTGTTTACGAATCTTTTGAGTGTTATGTCTACTTGGTCCGCTTAAAAAACCGCCTTGTCTAGCCATTCTTCTTTCTCCTCAAAGCTCTCTCGTATACTCCGTGAGAACTACCTGGCATAAATCTCTTGGCTTTTCCTCTGCCATGAGCGTGTATGCCTTTTAAACCTAGCCTTCTTGCTCTTCTACGAGCTGCTCCAGCCGTTTTGAAAATATCCTTGTTCTTGATATAAGTTTTGTGTTTTCTTTTATTTATCATCTTCTGCGTCTTCTAGTAGTTTTTCTTTTCTTCTTCCTACCTCTCTTAGCAAAAGTAGCAACATTCCTTGGTTTACCACCAGGATTACCTGCTGCTCTTTTTCTTCGCACTGCTGAACGAATCTGTGCTTTTGTCATTCTTCTAGCTTTACTAGCAGGTACACATTTAGGATATCCTCTTTTACTTTTTCTTGCAGACTTTCTTCCACAAGGGGCATATCCACCACCTTTACGAGGTCTGGATATATCTACCCAACCTTCCTTAAACCATTTGGTTAATCCACCGCTGTGTCCTGGCATTTACTTTCCTTTTTCTTCAGCTTCTATCATCTTGTCTTTGATATCTACTGAGCCGTCCCAGTTTTTATCTTTACCTGTAATGATATTCCATAATTGGAGAAGCTTTTCTTTGATGTAACTCATCTTCTTTTTACTCCCATTCTGAAACGTCCGCCTCGTTTCTTGTAAGTTCTTACTAACCACCCATTTGCATATGCGGAAGGGTATACCTTAAACTTTCTCTTAGCTTCAGCTTTTACTCTGCTATATAGAGATGGATTTGTTGGTACTGGTCTCTTTTTAGCGGCCTTTCTTCTTCGTCCGCCTCTTCTTTTTCTGTGTCCTGGCATTTCGTGCTTTCCTTAATCCTGCTTTCGCAGACTTGAAGATTGATGCGACAGTTTTCTTGCCCATCACTCTTGCTCGTTGTTCCCCTACAGTTAGTATCTGTATTTTTCTTGCATAAGACTTACGAACTCTTTTAACTTTTCGTACTGTTGCCCTAGCGTCTTTTGCAGTAGCAAATTTGATTCTTACTGTATCTTTTGGATTCTCGTCAGTATACAGTCGTCTTCCACTACCTTTTGGCTTTTTTCCTGTTCCTTTTCTTGGGTCTCGTTTTTTTCTTCTTACCATAACCTGCTGCGTATATTGCTCTGCCTTGTGCTTCGGCTTGTTTGCGGGTTGGGTAAACCTTTCCAGATTTACCCCATTTATAACCGCGTTTAACCTTTATTACAGGCATTATTTGTCTTTTGCTTTACCGACATTCAATGCGAACCAGTCTAAGACTGTATACATTTTCTTAACTATACCATCGTCAATTGGTGTAGGCGTTAAAGCCGCTACCGCTGAAGCTCCCATGACTATCCATGGAATTATCTTGACAATAACTATAATCCACTGTAAAAATTCTAACATAAGTTATCTCCCCTTTCGTTTGTACTTTCCGCCTCTCTTTTGACGCTTACAGTACTGCTTTTGCGAAAACCCTTTTGGATTGGCGCAGTTTATTTTGCGTTTCCGCCTCATAGACCATCGCTTACGCATAGTCTAAAAACTTTCCTAAAAATCCGTCAGTATCGCCGTCTTGCATCATAGATGTCTTACCATCATATTTTGGATTTAACCAAGGTAGTCCTGTTTTTGCTCCATTTTGAATTCTTACTAAACCTACAGGATTTCCTGCCAGCCTATATACTTTTTTAGTACTCACATCAATAATATATAGTCCTACAAATTTATTCTGTGTGTTTTCAAATTTTTGTGCTTCATCATAGTTTTTAACTGTAACTGTTAATAGTGGAGAATCTACTCTCCATTTAGTATGAACAACCTCGTGTGGAGTATTCCAACCTGTATCTCCAGCTGCACTTATAGATTCTGTAGCACAGTCAACAATTAGAGTATGATGATGAAAGTAAGCAATATAAGAATTATAAGACTCGCCTGAATAACTGTCTTTTTTATTTGCAACAGTACGATAACTAAGAAATCTAGCTCCGTATATTTTTCCATTTCTATAAGCTCTTCTTGCTTCTTGTATACTTCTTATCATATTATTAAAAGGTCGGAGAAGAGACCCCTCGATTTTCTTTCCGTGTCATGAATAAAATCATGCATTTTATTTTAGTATAAGGTCATCTTCTCCTAGACTTGTATCACCTCCTTCGAAGTTCTGTCAAAAACTGTCTGTCTTGTTGTATAATTATCGGACAGTGAGTTTGTCTACCACCACCTTTTGTGTAGTGAGGGTGTGACCATAAATATTCACATTTTTCTTGGTCATCATTTCTCTGTTCTACAAACTCGTCTAGTTCATTGACAGACATCTTGGTGATATAAACTATTGCGTCCCATTCTTTAAGACTCCAGTTTTGCTCGTTTAACTCAAGTATGTCTTTGTCAAACTGTGTTATTTTTACCCTGCCGTTGCAGTAACTTTCGTAACTCCAAGGGCAAACATCTTTAATGGAATGAAAGTATTTCAACCAAAGGGATTTATCCTCTGCTTCTTTTCTTTTTTCCACCACGCTTTTTCTTTCCGTTTTTCTTTTTCTTCTTGCCCATGCCTTTTTGCTTTGCAAGAATTGCTCTTTGTAGAGCTTTAGGTAATTTCTTTTGTTTAGCTGTTAATGCCATATCTACTCCCTAAGTCCAACGAGGAGGCTCGTCAGGACACTCCGCCCATCTTAACTTTGTTTTGAGGGGCATAAAACACATACAAATTTTACAGGTTTTCCAAAACTTACTATAGTTTGGACACTTCTGACAAATCTTTAATCTGTCTTGGTGAGCTAACTTCTTTTTCACTTTCTAAGTGCTGGTGGTAGTTTTGCTCTCTTCTTTCTTTGTAAGTTCTTCTTACGCGCAAGTAGTTTCTTTACTCTTGCTGAAAGAGCTCCATCTGGTTGCTCTTCTGCTGCTTTTTCTAAAGCGTTCTTTAACTCGTCAGCCATTCTACTGCCTCGTCCTCTGTTGCAAACTTCATTTTTATTCCTTTGACATTTATGGCGTACCATTCTCCTCGTTTGCAAGTTATTTCACCCTCGTATTTTACTTTTTTAACTTCTGGTGATTTAGAAATGTCTTTCTTCTCATAATCTACTTTCATATTTTCTCCTAGTGAATAGTTAGTAGTGTAACTATTAAACCTGCCATAAATAATATTATTCCAGCAGCTCCTGACATAAGATAAGTGTCTAACTTATTCAATCTTTCTTCAATTTCGTCAAAACGATTAAACGCAGTTTTCCATCTTTCAGCTACTACGGTTTCTATTTTTGCTAAATCAACTCGTATACTATTTATTTCGTTATCTGGCATATGTTTCTCTTTTTCTTTGTATAACTCTATACATGATTAATTATATCAAAAATCGTACCTCATGTCAAGTACTATTTTCGTATGGTATAGATTTTTACAGGTTCAGACTTACCTTTGACAGTTACTTCGTCAAGATAGTCATATTTGTAACCATCAACCAGGCTGTACTCAGAAATCACATTGTCTACATCATATTGTTTGCAAGATGATTCGAGTCTAGCAGCAAGATTGACGCTGTCGCCAAGAACAGAGTAATCAAAACGATTACTACTACCAAAGTTTCCGACGACACAGAGCCCTGAGTTGATTCCCGCTCCTGTATTAATCGTATCCAAGCCTTCTTCTCTGAGTCTTTCATTTAGTTCCTCCAAAGCACTTCTCATCTCTACAAGTGCTGCTGTCGCATTTTCTTTATGTTTTTCATCTGGAAGAGGAGCACCCCAAAATGCCATGATGCAGTCTCCCATGTATTTGTCTATTGTACCACCATGTTTTAAAATTATCTTAGTCTGATTGTCAAGAAATCTATTTATCAGGCTAGTAAGTCCTTGCGGATTCTTTTGGTATTTTTCCGAGATTGGGGTAAATCCCCTTATATCAGAAAAAAGAAAAGTGAGTTGTTCGGTCGACCCACCCAATCTCAGCAATGATGGGTCTTTCTGGAGTTTTTTGACCAGGTCGGGACTAACGTACGTCCCAAATTGTTGTTTGATTCGAAGTTTCTGGCGATACTCGGATAAGAAACTCAGAAACGAATGATATGCCCAAAACAAAATGGACAATATTACGATTCCACTAGCGTCTATCAAGTAAGAAGATTCATAAGCGTACCAGGCTCCATAAGAAGAACCTACAGTGAAAAGTGCCAGTGCAGGAACGGAAAGCCAGATAGACCTTGATGCAAAAGCCAAAGTAAGAAAAGCAAGTATAGCAACGGCGTATTCGACAGCCAGTGCCCAACTTGGTGAACTAGGGGCAGTGCCCTGTATAAGATTGTGTAATATGTTTGCTTGTATTTCATGAGGATATTTTGGCCCTGCCGGTGTGGGTACAGGGTTAGTGACACCCTCTGCAGTCGTACCCACTATGACAAAGGGCGCTTCAATAGGTTTGTTAACAAATTCACTTCCTGTTTGTTTATAAAATTTTGTGTTCCAATTTAAAAAGATACGACCATTCGCATCTGTGTTCATTAGTGGATAGTTTGGAACTCTTATCCACTCAATACCCTCTTCGCCTGTTTTTAGTTGGTAACTTGGGTCTTGGATAGCGACTCTTAGTAGTTCTAGTGCGAAACTTGGATAAAGTTTTCCTTGTGAGTTTACGACTAGGGGTACTCTTCTTGTTACTCCGTCTAGTTCTGGGCTTGAGGTAACTACTCCTTTTCCTTCTGCGGATACGGCTAGGCTTGGTGTCGGTTGTAAAATTCCTGGGTATTGATATAGCCATGGTAATGGGTCTTCTCCTAATTGTGCAGTACCAACATGAGTGCCAGTACTAGTTACTTGTGTCGATGCTGCTGTAGCAAGGACTGTTGGTTTATAAGACATGCGAAAGGAGAAGTATGTATCATAGTCCTCCCCTCTTATGTCCTTGTTGGGCATCAGTACTGTAATACCTGGTATGGCATTAGTAGTGGTAATTAAATCACCGTATACTGACCTCGGTAACGGCCAACCTCCGTATTCGTTGATAAAGTTCTCGTCTAAATCAACGATTAAAATTTGTTGATTCCACTCTTGTTCTGTATTCATTATTAACCAGTCATAGGTTTTTAATTCTGCTATTTGTAGTGGATAAGGATTCCAGATAAATATACCTAGTATAAAAACGATGCTTAATAGTTTATTTAACATGGATTTATATTTTGTCCTGTTACATGATGATAGTTAGCACTCTGTTTGCATGTATTATTATATAGGTAAAGATTATGTAGTATCACAAAACCAAGTACCCAGTTTACTGCTACCATTTGTCCCTCTTCAAAGTTAGCTGCAGTAATAGGGACAATAACAGACTTGTGTATTAAAAATTCTGCAGCAGTGGGCTTTTCCGGCAATAAAAAGTTAGCTTCCTTTATTGTAGGGTGGCTTCTAGTCATATAATACGAAGTTGACATATCAATCGCATTAAGAATATAGAAAGTCTTTAGTGTTCTTGCACTAGGTTCGTTTTTTATCTTTACAAATCTAAAGCGTTCATTCATCACTTGTTGTATTCGTAAAGAATCCTCTTCCATTTGCTCGTAGTTAAATGGAGTTTCAGGTAGTGTTAAATCTAACTTAACTTCCTGATTGTCGTATGCTAATAGTGGTGTTACTAGCAGAGTTAAGAATAATGTTGTAAGCTTTTCCATCTTGTTCTATAATTATGTTGTATCCAGTTTCACCATTTAGGTCTAACTGTACATACTGTGTTACTTGTCTAATCAAAGTTATTTTTTCGGCATCGCCAAAAGTTGTTATTTGCGTAGACGGGTCATTTCCGTATTCTGTTCCTTGGATATCTATAGGCGCGTATAAACTTGCCGCTAGTGCATCTTCGGTTTCTAATTCATCTAGTTCTTCGATAACTTCTAGTAAGTCTTCGAGAAAGTCAACATCTAAATATTCAATGTCTAATTCTGAAAACTCTAAACTGTCATCTGCTAAGTAATCGATATTTAGGGAGTCGTCAGCGAGAAAGTCGATATCAAGAAGATTGCTACTAGAGTCGCTATCTCCGCTCTGTCCCTCAGTTTGTTGTAATTCTTCATTTTCCTTTGGTGGTGAGATAATCAATAGATTATCTATCAAGTCTACAGTTAAATCCAGGATAACAGTCTTAGTAGGTACTTGTTCCCACACGGTAGTTACAGTAGATTGATATGGTTTATTTAATACTACCTCCCCCATGGCAGTTGCTACTACAATCTCGCCACTAGGAAGTCCATTTGCATCTGGTAAGAGTATCACCAATGACCTACCGAATTCATCAACGGTAACAGTAAAGTCTGTTCCTCGAATTGCAATCTGTGCTGTTGGTGTACTGATATTGATATTTTGTTTATCTATCTGTCCTATCTTACCAGTGATAAAACGAGCTGTTCCACTTGCAAACTGCATTGTCATTTTTGACTTCGAAGGATTCGGGTCAAAGATAACTTCATCTATTACAAGTTTACTATGCTCTGTAAGTCGAACTTTGCTATCATCTATAAATGTGATGCCGATTCGCCCATTAGCTGTACGAACATCGTCCATTTGTTGAATATCTTGTTCTAAGAAAGCAGGAAGGGGCTCGTCTCTTAAGACTGCCCCATTTCCTTTTAGTTCAGTGATTTCGCCTATATCAGCATGAAGTGGTAGTACCACCATCATTTTGAACAATACATATGTTACTATTTGACGCATCACCTTCAATTTTTAACCAGTCCGCTGCAAGTGTGGAAGACTGTGTTACAGTTAATGTATTGTCGTCTCCATCTAAGTCAAGATAAAAATATCCTGCATCGCTTGAACTGCTTCCATAACCTGATTTGGTTAATGTTAATGTGTTGTCATCTCCAAAGATGTCCATAAAGTTTGTGTAGTAATCAGAATCAATATCGATTGTAAATGTGTTATCGTCACCAAGAACTGTCCAATCTATATCAAAGTAATCTGAACTTGAGTTTTCTGCTATGTCAACATCAAAGTAGTTCGTATTACCTGTTACATCGAGTTGTAAATCCCCGAAGTCTGCACTATTCAAACCAGTCGTATCCATGGAAAATATAAATTCGTTACTATCTCCATCAAATTCGAAAAATCCAGTAAAGTTATCCCCATATATTCCATCAGTAAGAAATTTATTAGAAGAACCTATCTGATTAATGTCGAAGACCCATGAGCCACCATTTAATATAGCAGCAGTCATTTGACCTGATACAGCGTCAGCCCCACCAATTATATTAGTAGAACCTAGTTGTTCAATGTCGATAGCACCATTATCTCCTGTTTGGTCAATGTAGATTTCATTGTCTGCATATAAACCAAAGGATAAAAATAATACTAATAGTATTCTCATTTTTTCTCTCCCCAGTACGTCCAGTACTCTTTTTCTCTGCCCTCTCTAATTAGTTCTACTACTGCAGTTTCCATTGCTGCTTGTATGGCAATTGACTTGCTTTCGTTCATAGCGTTACCGCTTTCAACTTCTACAAGTTCTGTACCATCTGCAATGAATCTAAAGAAGTCGTTAGAGAGACCAACAGAAAGTATCGCTTTTGAAGTAAGGATTTCCATTAAAATTTCTCCTGTACTCACAGAAACTAATCTTAGTGAAACCACTACTACGTCCTCACGATACTGTTTGGAAGTGCCTATACCTAGATATCTAGCTCCAGCACCTCCGCTTATTAAATTAGTGTTATAATCCACTATACCCCCTTCGATAATGAGACCCGCAAACAGTAGTGGTTTTTGCTCTTCTTCATCATCAAAACTTTGTCTAGTCTGTCTTATAAGTTGTCTTTCTCTTGTAAGATTATCTAATCCTTTTCTTTCTACAACTTTGAAAAAGCCAGACTGTTTGAGTGCTCTTATTAGATAGGTTTCGGGAGCCATAGTAACAGCAGTGCTGAAACTAGCAACACCATCTACACTCTTTCTTTGTCCTGTTAAATCATTAAATGAGTATACCGCCACGACAGGAGTTCGTGTTGGCATTGGCATATTTTGAATTGCTTTTGTGACGGGTTGTTCGATTACTGCTTCACCAGAAAAACATTCTGCTTTTTGTATGATTGTTACTACATCTTTGTAGTCCCTATCTGAATTGGTTACGCAAGGAGATATGTAACCTCCATGTGTTGCACAACCACTAATCAGAAGGAAAACCGAAGTCGCCAATAGGAATTGTGATAACTGTGGTTTCACCTGTTGCCTCATTGAAGATAGTCATTGTTAAAGTAACACCATCTGATGTCCAAGTGATAAGGTTATCAAATAGTAGGAAACTACCTTCC